CATCAAGGACTCCCACCAATGAAACTACTTGCTTTGTTGTTTCTAGCCCTTGGTCTTTATCAAGGAAGTGTTTCTTTTGCCTTAGCAGGTATCAATGCAGTCAATGCTGAATTAATACGTCTATCAGATATGCAACATGCCAAAAAAGAGTGATTACTTTCCCAACAACTGGCAAGAATATAAGGACACAGACGAAAGTCACTTCATCCCTCACACCTTTGAAGAGATTATGTCTTGGAAGGTTGGGGGTTGGGAGTTACCCAGTTCTGTGTGTTGTGTGATCCGTGTCACCAATGTGGAGACAAAGAAGGTCACCGAACACGTCTATCAAAAGCGCAGTGCTGCTCAAGCAAAGGTAGATCAACTGATCTCTATGCCTGGAATTGAGTTCACTGTTGCTGACCATGAAGCAATTCACCACCTTTCACCAGCCGATCAAGATGTCTGAAACTACCTTCAACATCCGTCTTGAACAACTGATCAAAGACGTTGAGAATCATCCCAACCGTGATGAAATCATCAAGCTTGCTCTTGAGCAACTAGCAGATGATAATTACGAAGTATAACAATGGTCTAGTCACAATCAACCGCAAGGACGCACACTCAGTACAGCTGTACTACTGCATGACGCTCTTTTCGTTCGGCCCTCTTTACATCGGGCTTGATGACACCTCCTTCAACGACGCATACTGCACATCTGCTGCACTATGTGTCCACTTAGGTCGTGTGAGGTTAGAATGGGATTGTCCACAAAGGACTCTCAGTGGATCCACTCAAACGACAACAAACGTCAAGGACAACCGCCAAACTCCTATCAGCTTTTGAGCTGTTGAGGCTCATGGACAGAGAGATCCCAGGCCAACTGGTCTCGGCCTTTCTGTATATCGCCTCGCACAATCCCTGCCACAAGCAAGCACTTGAGCAGGACCTTGGCTTTGCTGTTGCCTCAAGTTCTAGAACAACTGATTGGCTATCCGATCACCATCGCCTTGGAAAGAAAGGACTTGGACTTATCAAAAAGTACCCTGATCCACTCAACAGGAGACGAGTCGTTCTTGCACTTTCACCCAAAGGTGAAGCACTCATCAGACAGATGAAGGAGCTTATTTACGATGACTGACAAAGTAACAACCTGGGGGCAAGCCCTTGACTACACATTCAAAACGCGTCACACCTGGAGGCATGGCAATGGACGCGGAACTGCTGTCATTAACACTGGACACTTTACGCGCCTTAGAGGACGAAGCTTCCCAGTGGGAAGAATCAACCAAGCTTGCCTCTCCCAAGTGTGTATCGAGCTGGAGGAAGAGGGTAAGAGCGATGCGACTATCAACCGAATCGTATCTGCAGTCAGCACGGTCCTAAACCACTGTGCGATGGATGAACTCATCCCTTCTGCACCTAAATTACGTCGCAGAAAGGAACTTGAGCACCGTCTTACGTGGTTTACCAAGGACGAAGTCGAAAGCCTTGTCTATGGTTCTTTAGATCCATTTGATAGGCACGATCTTGCTGACCTAGTCATTGTCGCCGGATACACCGGGATGCGACAAGGTGAACTTCTCACACTCAAAGCCCAGGACGTTGACCTATCTCAGAACCTCATTCATGTAGGTGGTCGCCCAGGTTTTACAGCGAAAGCTGGCAACTACCGTGCGATCCCTATCCATGACCGAATCAAGGACGTACTAGCAACTCGTATGGAGTCTGTCGGTGCCAACGTTCGGATCTTTGGTGATGAGTGGAGGGATAAGGATCAATTGTTACGAGCCTTTAAGAAAGTTCGTAACTACATCGGCAAGGACGAGACCTACGTCTTCCACAGCTTACGGCATAGCTTCGGCACATGGTGTGCAGAGGCTGGCGTCCCGATGCGGACCCTCATGACCATGATGGGACACAAGCGCATCGAGACAACGTTACGTTATGCGAAGACCACGGACAAGGCCATGACCGACGCGATGAGCCTGATCTGAGCGCGACTACTGACCCCTGTGATACGCTTCACAGGTCGCCAAGCGAAGGGTTCTCTCACTGAGTCCCATCGCTGGAATCCCAGTGCGGATGTGGCGGAATTGGTAGACGCGCTAGTTTCAGGTACGCGATCGTCTTGAATCCTTTCATGGATAGGTGGGGTCACACGGCTCCACCTTTCTTTTGTGGCAACGGATCCACTAAGGAACAGGTCTAAAACACGGTTCTAACGCCCTTTACCAAATGGCAACACCCGCTCAAATTGACGAGCAAGTACAACTGGAGCGTGACTCAATCCGTCAAGGACTGAAGAAACTCCAAGACAACACACGACAAGTAGAAGAACGTAGCTACGCCTCAGCATCTATCTATGGCATCAGCTCGATTGATGCTCTGATGGGTCCGTTGGTTGAGAAAATTAAGGACACAGCCCACGACAGGGTCCACAGGCAGACAGGTCAGTACCAAGCCATCAAGGTCTATCTGGCCGACCTGGAGCCACTCGCTGCAGCTGCTATTGCACTGAAGCTGACCTTCGACAAGGTCTTTGCCTACCGAGACAAGAGCAACCAGCTAGTCACGGTGACTGAGGCCATTGGTCATGCCATCGAGGATGAGTGCCAGATGCGCTTCTATGAACGTGAGGCCCCAGGACTTCTCAACGTTCTCAAGAAGAACTACTGGCACCGCTCCTGTGGCACCCACCAGAAGCTTGTGGTGATCCGCACCCTGATGAACCGCCACGACATTGAGTGGAAGACATGGGGCAGGGTTAACCGCATCAAGCTGGGTGGCTGGCTGCTTGACTGCATCATGCAGGTCAGTGGCTGGTTTGAGAAAGAGATGCGTCAGGAAGGAAAGAATCGCGTTAACTATGTGGTTCCCACTCCTGAGTACCTCGCCATCAAGGACAAAGTCATGGCTGATGCTGAGCTGTTTGCTCCACTGGCCTGGCCCATGCTCATAGAACCAAACGACTGGGCACCTGATCGGGCTGGTGGTTACCTCCTCAACGAGGTGATGCGCGGCCACGATATGGTGCGCCGAGGACGTGACACATGTATACAGGGAGAACGGGTCTACGCCTTTCTCAACCACCTCCAGAAGGTCGCCTATCGCGTCAACCCATTCATCTATGGGGTCGCCAAGGATCTGATGGAGAGGGGTGTGAAGGTAGGCAAGTTCATCCCGATTGTTTGGATGCCTCTGCCTGCTAAACCTGCTGACATTGATACCAACTACGATAGCCGCAAGGATTATCGGAGACGAGCAGTAGAGGTTCGCAACACCAACGCTTACAGCTTCAAGGCTTCGTGCAGGACACGGATGACCATGGAGACAGCTGAGCGGTTTGCTTCCAAGGACCGCTTCTTCATTCCTTGGTCGTGCGACTACAGAGGCAGGGCATACCCAATCCCTGCCTTTTTGTCGCCTCAGGATACTGACTTTGGAAAAAGTCTAATTAGGTTTGCAGATGAAGCATTCCTAACACCTGAGGCTGAGGAGTGGTTGGCCTTCCAAGTCGCCACTACCTACGGCCTGGACAAAGCCACAATCCAGGACCGCCTTGAGTGGACACAAACTAACCACACACTCATCACTCGCGTTGCAACCGATCCACTCGGCAATATCAGTGAGTGGGAGGCAGCAGATGAGCCGTGGCAGTTCCTTGCAGCCTGTGAGGAGTACCACGCTTGTCTAATTAAATGCAGCCGCCAATACACAGGTCTGATGATTGCTACCGATGCAACCTGCAGCGGTCTACAGATCCTTGCAGGTCTTGCTAGAGACGCAAACACAGCACGTCTCGTGAATGTATTGCCCAGTGATAAACCCCAGGATGCCTACAAGGTCGTTGCAGAAGCAGCTAAACCTGATTGTCCTGAAAAAATCCGTCCACACATGGATCGGGGCGTATGCAAACGGGTCGTGATGACCATCCCTTACAACGCCAAACCATTCAGCAATCGGAGTTATATCCGACAAGCATTGAATGAAAAAGGTGTTGAGGTGACCAAAGAAGAGCTGACCGAAACAGTCAACGCTGTACGGAACGCTATGAAGCGTGTCGTTCCTGGTCCGATGGAAGTGATGGAGTGGATTGAGAAGGAGATCGCTGCTTGCATCCACCGGGGAGAGACAGAGATCAGCTGGGTCACACCGTCTGGGTTTGTGGTCTATCAGAAGCTGATGAAGAAGCAGCTGGAGATCCTCAATCTTCAACTTCTAGGTCGCTGCAAACTTAGTGTCGCCACAGATGACACCGATGAGGTGGACATCAATCGGCACCGAGCTGCAACTGCTCCAAACCTTATTCACTCACTGGATGCTTCGCTGCTCCACATCGCCTTCACCACTTTCGACGCACCATTCACGGTCATCCACGACTCAGTGCTTTGCCGCGCTACAGACATGAGCATCCTATCCACTAAGGTACGGGAAACCTACATGCACCTGTTCGCTGAGCATGACTATCTAACCGATTGGGCCAAACAGATTGGCGCAATCACTGACCCACCGATCATTGGAGACCTTGAACCGTCGTCAGTGATCGATTCCACCTATTTCTTCTGCTAAATGGCACAAACTATTCACGTAACTCAACACCCTGTAGTCCTTGATGGTTATCAGGCTGTACTGAAACCCAGCAAGTTCGGTTACTCCCTCTCAGCAATCGTTGATGAGAAGCTTGTCGAAGTGCTGGAAGCTGATCGAGTCGAGACCCTTAAGTGGGCCGAGTCCAAACTCAAGAACCCGAAACGCTCCACTCTCAAGCCTGAACCATGGGAAGAAGTGTCTGAGGGTAAGTTCAAAGTCAAATTTAGTTGGAATGAAGAAACCCGTCCGCCCGTCGTTGATTCTGAAGGAACGCCTATTACGGACGACTCCACTCCCATCTACAGTGGCTCGACAGTTAAGTTGGCCTTTAGGCAAAAACCTTACATCCTTAGGGACGGGGTTACCTACGGCACAAGCCTCAAACTTGTTGGCGTCCAGCTGGTCACAATCAACTCTTCAGCAGGCGTTGACACTGGGGATTTGGGTGAAACAGAGGTTGCCGCGCTTTTCGGTCAAACAAAAGGCTTCAAGATTGGTGAGCCGAATGTTACACCAGCTGAACCAGAAGTAAACGATGAAGATGATTTCTGATTCTTACCGAGTGAATGTGTCTGGTTATGTCAATGACGAGTATGTTGACATTGCTGGTACAGCTGTTCTGCATGTAGAGCCTGATGGTACTGAATGGTACTCAGACTTTATTCCAAAGGATCCGTACTTTTTTGATGATGTGAGGATGGGATAATGGCATTCCGCTCAGGACTGGAGGAGAAGGTCGCTGATCTTCTCACCAACCTGGGGGTTAAGTATGAGTACGAATCTACAAAAGTTCCTTATGTGTTGCAATGCAACTACACGCCTGACTTTCTACTCCCTAATGGTGTCTACCTAGAGACCAAAGGTCAACTCACTGAGGAAGACCGTAGGAAGATGAAGGCTGTGAAGGCAGCTAATCCTGAACTTGATGTGCGCTTTGTATTTCAGTCCCCCTATAACAAGATCTACAGAGGATCCAAGACAACCTACGCCAAGTGGGCCGAAAAGAACGGCTTCAAATGGGCGGCATTCCACTCTATTCCTATCGAATGGCTGACGTAAAACTGATCCAAGATCTAGCAGCCAATCTTATCATGGCCCTTGATAAACATTCCTCACCGAATGACATCATCGAGGGCTTTGAAGAGGCACTAGATGCTTACGAACAACTCATCAACCAGTACCACCAGAAATGACTTACGGCACTGTCGAATTCTACGCTGAACAGTTTGCTGACATCCTCGCTGATGCACAAGCAGACGACCCTAAGTATGGCAACAGCATCATTGAGGGTTTCCTGCGTGCTGTAGAGGAATGGAAGACCTACCACCAAGAACAAGTCTATGAATACGAGCGAATCGGAGAGCGAGTTCGTTCGTCACTTGCCCTGTGAAAACTGTGGGTCGTCTGATGCAAACTCTTTGTACACAGACGGCCACACTTTCTGTTTCTCATGTAATAGCTACGGACACACTGATGAACCTTACACTCACCACCACATGTCCAACCGTGTCTTACTCAAAGGACAAGCTGAGCGACTCCCAAAGCGGAACCTTTCGGAGAAAGTCTGCCAGCAATACAAGATCTACCGAGACGGAGACGTTCTACGGTTCCATTATTTCGACGATGCTGGCGTACTATCTGGCTGCAAAGTAAAAACCAAGAACAAGATCTTCACCTATGAAGGAGAAACACCTGGAACACTCTTTGGACAACATTTGTTTCCCGCCACTGGAAAACGAGTTGTCATCACTGAGGGAGAACTCGATGCAGCTAGCTGTCAAGAGGTTATGTCGGGGTGGCCGATGGTATCTCTACCTAGCGGTGCCGCTTCGGCAAAGAAGTCGATTCAACGGTCTCTCCAATGGCTGCAGGGTTATGAGGAGATTGTCCTGTTC